CTTATTTTATTCTCTTATAAAAAGGGTCAAGGTGTTGATAATTTATTCTTTATAAGTTAGCACAATTTCTCCTTCCATAAAATCTAACCTTTTATGGTTATTTGTTGGAATTTCTTCTTTTCCTAATGGATTTTTTTCGCACCAATCATATAATTCTTTAATAATTGTGTGGAGACTTCCTGAAATATAAGTCTCTAATCCTAATGTATTGTAAATCTCTTGACGAAGAATATCTTTAAGAGATTTTTCTTGTTTTTCCTGTAATCCAAGTGCTTCAATTATCGTAAGAACTCGTCCTACTAAATAATCAGGTTTGCTACTTGAAATTACATAAGCTGAACCATAACCAATATTTCTTTCATCTGAACTTTTAAATATTTTTTCCATAATTTTTGTTTGACTTAACTTGACCCTTTTTGTAAAAGAACAATAATATATTATACAGCTAAATATTGATTTATAACAGAGGTAAAAGTGGATAGCCCATTGTCTCCCCCATTGACTAATTTTCTAACCTTAGTCCAATTTTTAGCTTCGCAATATGTTGGTATTCCTTTATTTTTGAAATATAGGGCTAAAATTCTAGCAGAAATAAGCGAATTTAAAGCTAACTCGGGATTATTGATTAAGTCTATTCCTAAAGCCTCGCCATAAGCCTTATAGTTTGCTCTACCAGTGATTTGTATATATCCTCGCCCTTTGTATCGTTTTCCGTCTCCAACCTCTGAATTGCCTAAACCTGCCCTTCCTTCGTATGCTTCACCACTAGCAATCTCTTCAATAGGTAAAAACGCTCTACCAACTTCTACTCTACAAGTAGCTAAAGCACCAATAAGAGTGAGTTTTGAATTTATACCATAATAGTTTAAAGCCGAAGAAATATTATCATAACAAGAACTAGCTCCACTTTCGTAAGAAGTTCCTTTATAAAAAGACATAAATTTTTCTTTACTAAATGTATCCATAAAATCTTCTAAACATTTCTCTGGTGTTCCCAATAAGAAATATTTATGTGTGTTATCTGTTAAGCCTTTAATGTGATAAATTCTATGTAATAATTCGTGAATAATTATCCAAGTTAATTTATCGCCTTTTAATTTTATACCATTAAATTTATAAGTTCCAGTTTTAAATGCTTCAATGGCGATTTCTTCTATTCCATAATCAGGCACACAAGTTCCAAAGCCTTCTACTATTTTTGAAAGCCAAGATTGTTTTTTTATTAAAAGGACTACTATATCAAAACCTCTTGTTTTTGCGGGGATAGAAATATTCTGATCATACCAAGTTTCGTCTACTGCTTTGTAATATTTTGTAATTCCGTCTTCGGAAGTATAAGAATATTCGCCATTTACTATATCAAGTTTAGTTTCTTCGGTGGTAAATTCTAAATCTACACTGGAAAACCATTTGACTATATTTTTTAATCGTTTTTCAATAGACCAAGTAAATTTATTTTTTAGGATAAGGATTTTTGGATTAGACATATGCTTTTTTATAATATATTTTTTTAGGTGTTTCTTTTCTTTTAGTAATATTTTTTGATACTCTATCTTTTTCAATTTCTTCAAAATTCATTGATATAACTGACATTTATTTTTTTAGGTGTTACAGTGTTTTCCTGTAATATTTTTTCTAAATAATTTTTTAATTCTTGAAATTTATTCATAAAATTATTATATCACAATAATTACTATTTAAATATATCTGATAATGCTTTTTTATCCTGTGTTTTTGGTGTTGTTCCTTTTAATACTTTGTCTAATTTTTTTTGTTGATTTTCACTTAAAAAATTATAAAGTTCTTTTTTTGTTTCCGTATCAAATGTTTTATAAAGCTCTGCTTTTCTATCATAATCACCATTCTGTAAAAATTCAACTTCTGGCACAAACCATCTTCTATCTTCTTTGCTTTCACCTATGTTTCTAATGTAATCTTGTGAAGCTAATGGACCATATTTACCTCTCAAAAAAGCTCTAATATATTCAATAGTGTCTTGCACTGGTGCCATCATTTTACCATTATTATCAGTAATTCCACCTTCTTCTAGTATATCAAATCCTTCTTTAATACGCCTAATTTGTTTTGGCAATCCTGCCGTTTCTGCAATAGTCCAACCAATTTTTTCACCCTTGCCCTCACTTATGTAATTTATTATATTATTTATGTTTCCAATAACTGGAGATATATTCATATCCGAACCAGTATCTATTGCATAAGCTATTTGACCAGCTAAAGGAATATTCCCTGTTGCAGAGATTAAGACATCTTTAGCCATTTCTTTTGTGTCACTCCATTGTGGAGTTAAGTTTTCTATTACTTGTTCCATATAGGCAATACCAACCACAGAAGCTAAAACCTCAGCAACTGCTTTAATGTTTCCTATGAAACCTTTTGCTTTTAACATATGTCTAAAAAATCCATTTGCCTGTGATGTCAAAGGATATGTAAACATTAAAATAAAATTACCTAATTCTTCTCTATATGCTTCTGGCCTTTGTCCTTTGAAGAAACCACCAAACCACATATCAATTTTATCTTGTGCATTTTTTTCAATAACTTTTCTTATTTCTGGTGTTATCTCTGCTCCACCTTTCAAAAATTTATTATATTCTTTATCAAGTAATCCATTTATAGCTAATTGTGCATTTTTTTTATCAAATTGTGAAATACCACCAGTAAAAATTCTTCCAATTTTACCTTGTAAATCAGAAATAGCAATATCTCCAGTTCTTTTTGAAATAGAAGGTAATTTTGAAACATCTATGCCAAATGCTTTTGCATATTCACTTTTAAATTTAGGTAATGATTTTTCAATTATTGTTATTGGTATTTGAGTTAATGCTTGCTTTAAAATAGTGGCATAATTTAATCCAAGTGAACCCATTGCTGTTCCTTTTCTTAATAATTTAGATAAATCATTAAATGATTTTCCTGCTAATGTATTTGATATTTTTGGTGTTGTAATATCTTGTAACCATTTATTTATAATAGTATAGTCTTGTTCTTTTATTGAGTTTCTAAACTCATCACTATTTATTAAATATTTAAGATGGTTTGTAGTATCTCCTGTCGAAATAAATTGTGTTATTCCTTCTAACCACCGGCTAGCAACCTTTCTATAATCTGTTTCATAAATATTCTCTGGTGCTTTTTTTACTCTTTCTTTTAGAGAGAAAAAGGCTGGGTGCTTTCTGAATAGCCAGTCTTGTGAACCTCCTTGGTCTATGAGTTTAATATCATCTCTTGTCATTATAGGGGCATAATTTTCTACAACACCAGGATTTTTACCCATTCTTTTTGCTACTTCGTAAAATGGGGTTGTTGTTTCACTTATTATATCATCAAATACTTTAACGAATTTTTGAGCATTTTCAGATAAATCAGTAATGGGAATTTCTTTTGCTCTTCCTTGTCTACCTAAATAATACTTAGATACACCTTTTGCTTCATTTTCAGAAAGTTTAAAATTATTAGCAGTGAAATAACCACCCTCTTTGTATAAATCAGCATCTTTAAATTTTTGTAAAAGTCTATTTTTAATTATTTCTCCATCTCTTTGGGCTTGTATAATCTGGTCATAAATAGGAGAAAGCCCTTTTCTTTCAAAATAAGCATACGGTAATTCTACTGATTTTAATAAATTCATAGGAATTTCTGCACCACTAACTAACATTGATTTCTTTTCCCATTTTTGTTTTGGAACTTCATCTGTGTAGTTTTTTACTATATTGTCTAATTCTTTTTTTGTTATAGTTGTTGAAAGAGAACCATCACTATTTCTTTTTACTTTTATTGTATCTGTAAGTTTTGTTCCATCTTCTAAAACTATATTTGATATATCTTCATCAGATAAGTTTTTAGATTTTAATTGTGCTATTGTGTTGTTTGTATTACCTTTAAATTTATTCAAATTACTAATTGCTTCTTCTCTTGTTTTTTGTTCTTTGAGTTCTAATTTATCAGCTTTTTCTTTCGCAATTTGTGCGTTTTTAATTTCTTTTTGAGTAGCCTTTAATTCAGTTTTTAATCCTTTAATAGTTGGTTGTATAGTTTTTGAAGTTCCCATTGAAAAAGTATCTCCTTGAATAATAGCAGGCAATAAAGACGGTTTTACTTCTTCTTGCTTTGGATATATTATTTTATCTTCTTGCATAAGCGTTTTTCCTTGTTCAGTTAAAACTTTTTGTGGTGTTGTTTCTTGTGAAGCACCTTGTGCTTTATTCCATATATCTGTTAGTGATTTGTAGTCAGTTGCATCTCCTATTGTTTTTAATGATTTAGCGTCAAAAACAAATGTATATGGTGTTCCATTTTCTAGTCCTTTAATTCCAACATAACCTTTACTTTTTGCACTATCAATCATTTCTTTGGTTAAATCTGAAGGAGCTTTTTGTGTATTTAATATTTTACCATCAACTTTTGTGGCAATAACTTTACTATCTGAAAAATTCTTTGCAAAAGTTTGTGCATTATTTAATCCATCTCTACCATAAATCATATTATCTCCTCTATAAAGAAACACGCCATCGCCTATCTCGCTTGAAACTTTATTTGTTAATTCTCCCTTAGATGTCTTATACCCATTTTTAAATATATTTGTTGCATTTTCTGAAGTAGTAGCGTGAAAATATGTATTTTTTGCCAACTCCTCTGCACTCTTATATTTTCTCGCCTCTACCTCTAGGGGTTCCATATCTTTGGGGATAGATTTTGTTTTAGGGAGCTGATTTTCAGAGATTAGTTTTTTTATTTCAGCACTGTCTAAAGCATTTAGATTTTCTCTAGCCGCTTTTATGGCAAAGTTTTTATTCTCATACCCTCCTACCGTAATATTGCGACCAGTAGTTACTTCGCTTACCGCCCAATTTCCATTTTCGTCTTTGTGTATAAATGTTTCAACATCATCAAGTATCTTAATTTGCTCACCTTCTACTTTCTCGACTACTCCACCATTATGTATTACTGAATATTCGCTCAATGTTTCTTTTTTAATTATCTCTCCAAGTGGAGTTCTTTGTTTTACTGGTGTATAAGTAGATAAAACATTTTTTGCTTCGTCTATGTTTTTTGTAGTAACAAAATTTTCTGCTAATGATTTTGAGTTTAAATCATCTAATCCAACTTTTTTAAGTATTTTTTCTATAATATTGACATCAGTTTCTTTTGCCATTTTTTTAAAAAATGCTTCTGGTATAATATCTAAATTTTTAATTGGAACTTTTTTACCACCGCCAAAAAGAGTTAAATCCATAGCAATAGAACCTAAAACAAGTGGTAACGCTGTATATTTAGCACCTTTTTCGCCTATATATGGTTTTAATTTTTCTTTTGTTGTTTCTACTGTTCCAGCAATATCTTTTAATGGTTCTTCTCCGTAAATAATTTTTTGTATTTTTTTACCTTCTTTTGTTTTTGCCACAAGTTCTTTTTTACCAATTAAAGTTAATCCAGTTTGTCCAAAACTTCTGGCTGTTGTTTGTGCTATATCTTTAGAAACTTTTAGATATGGATTATCTTTAGGAGCTGTCCAGCCTAAAAGTCCCTTAATTGTATTTAAAGCAATACCAGTTTTTGTTGCTTCAAATGGCAATCTTTCATTTACTGGTTTATATATTTTATTTTTTCTTTGTGATACGGGAGTATACATAATTATTCATTTAAATAATCAATAATTTCATCAATAGTATAGCCATTATCTAAAGCTGTTTTGATTTGAGTTAATTGGTCTTGGCTTGCTTGTTCAAAGAAAGCATTTATATCTTTTGCTTTTCCTCTCCACCATTTAGAAACATCAGCCCAATCTGCTAATTTTTTAAGTTCTTTTTCGGTTAGATTTTCTCTTAAATATGTTTCGTTATCAATATTTTCTTCTTCTGTAATACCATAAATTTCTTGTAAAACAGATTTAACCTTTGTATCAGTTATACCTTTTAATGCTTCATTTAAACCATAATTAGCAATATCACTTTGTATTTGATTTATTTCATTTAAACTTAATCCAGTTCCTAATAATTTAGTTTTATTAGTAGGTGTTAAAATATTTGTTGAAGTTTTTGTATCACTTGTTTTTGTCTTTTCTATTGGTTCTTTAAAATACATAGTCTTTCCACCAGCATTTATAGCAACAAGATTTGTCGTGTCAGTAGGAAATGGGACATAAGTATATCCATCTTTTACTAATTCATTTTTTTTATAATTTATTGATTGAATTTTAGATTGATTTGCCATCTTCGCATTGATTTCTTCAATACTATCAGTCAATTTTACTCCTGCATCAGCGATAAATTGAGCTTGTTCAGGGTTTGTCATCAATCCCTTTATATATTCGGTTGTTTTTTCTACATTGGCAAGGTCAGTTTCAATTAGTTTTACTTGTTTTTCTGCAATGTCCTTACTTTCTTGATCTAAATTAAGGATTTTACTATTGTTTAATTCAAGTAAAGTATTATAATAATTAGTTTTATCATTCCAGTCGGCTGAAACTGTATCTTTAGCTTGGTTTATGATGTTATGAGCTTGGGTTATATTACCGTCAAGAGCAGAGACTACAGATTCAAGAACACCTGCACGAGCTGAAATATCACTCAATGTATTTTTAGTTCTTTCATTTAATACATTTTGTCTAAGTGGTAAGTTTTTTTCTTTGCCTAAAAGAGTATTGCTTTGAGTGAGTAGGTTTTCTAGTTCGCTGGTTATTTTTCTTCTTTTCATAAAGTCAGCTTCAACAGTTCCACTTGCTCCCTCTGCTGTTCGTAATTGGGTTTGGAGTATTCGTTGTTCTTGGTCGTAAGTATCTCTATTTTCAGGATTAAGATTTGAGGTAATTTTATCTTGCTGTTTTTGCAGTTTGTCTATTTGTTCTTGTGTATTTTTTTGTTGTGTTTTATAAGTATCTTCAATATTTTTACGGATATTAGTTGCATTTACAGATAAAGATGTATTTGCATTATCATAAACAGTTGGGGCTTCTGGTGTTGGGATATTTACTTTTGGAGTAGGTTTTATATCAGTAATTGGTGTTGGAGTTGTAATTTTAGTAGGAGTTACTGCTGGAGTAGTTACTGGAGTAGATACTTCTGCTGTTGGAATATTTAAATTTTTACCAGAAACAATTAAATTAGGATTAGTAATATTATTAGCAGATTGTAATGCTTGAACAGTCGTGCCATATTGTTTTGCTATTCCACTTAATGTATCTCCGTATTTAATTTTGTAAGTTTGTGCCATATTGTTTTTATTATAACATTATTTTTATAAATTACTATGATGAATTAGTTATTTTAATAAATCCTCCATCATTCCATAGTTTATTACCTATCCCGGGATCAGAAGTTGGAAGTCCATAGATTTGTATTCCATCTTTATCCAATACAAAAGCAAGAATTGAACCATCATCATCGTAATATGAAAGTTGAACACCACCATTTTCTCCTTCTCCTGTTACTTCAGCTCTAGCACCATAACTAGTACCTAAAGCAGACAAATTATGTCCTTCATATAAAGCAATTTTAGAATACTTATAAACATTTTTATCTCCATCTCTAGTCAATCTAAATGCCACATTTCCATTAGCTGGGCTACTTTCATCTGACCTTGAATTAGCGGATATATCAATATAATTTGTATTAAAATTTTCTCCAGTACCCTTTTTGCCAATAGTTATAAAATTAAAATTATTTTTAATAGTTTCTTTTTGAAATATTTCAAAAACACTTTGAGATTCTACAAAATCACTCGTTGCACCACTAGTTTCTTTTAATCCTGGTCTATCATTTAAAGTAGTTCCTGTATTGAATACAAGTTTATTTACTTTTCGCATTATACGAGCAAAATCATCAAAAGCACCTCCTTTTCTTCGGTGTGTTAAATCTTCCGTATCATTTTGTGTTTCTTTTCTTATCATAATATTCCAATATTTTCAATTTCTGGGGCGTTATTAACGCTAGAAACTAAACTTATTTTTGCTTGTAAATTTACTATTTTAGGTATTTTACTTTTTGTTTTAATACTCATTCTATCTGTATCAATTACCAAATCTGCTGGAGTATAAGCAGAGTCATATTTAGTCTTGATTCCAATAGAAACACTTGTGCCTGTTGGTAAAGTAATATAATCAACACACAAACCATCTTCAGTAGTTTCGTGGCTTCTTTCTTGTAAAGAAGTTAACATTACTGTTTCTAAATAAGCTGGAGTATATTTGTTGCTTTGGTCTATTTTAGCAATTCCGACATCTGTAGCTGTTTTATATGAAACTTGCATATCTGCACCATTGATATTTATACATCCAATTTCTATCCCTATAAATTCGCCTGTTGGTAAAGGATAATCAAGCGATAAGGACTTAGGATATTTTGAATCATAACCTCCATAACCATATATTCCTTGTAGTGTTGGATTACCTATTAAATTAGAAATTCCGAATACTGGAGTACCATTTAAATATCCTACTGCGTTTGGATTGATAGTTAATGTTTTTATTAAATCAGAATTTATATAGAATATCATACTATATGTTAATTTTGGATTACCAATATTCCACGTTACTGCATTTGATGAATATGATACATCTCCTATATATGTTCCAAGTTCCTTACATCCAATTTTTAATATATTAGTAGTTGGTGTAAAATTAGATGAATTATATAATACTATACAATAATTTTTTTCAATTAATGATATTTTATTAACTCCACTAAACGTAAAGCTTGTTAGAGTTGGAGTTGATGTTAATGTAGATATATCTAAATTATCAGAAGTTGCTAATACAGCACCAGTTGGAACTCCATTTGTTCCTATTGTACCAGCCATATCATATATTTTTGCTGTTATATTTCCAGTTAATGCACCAGTTATAGATAAATAAAATTCTATACTATCTAATATTCCAGGATTTTTTACTGTAAATGATTGACTCCAATATTCACTTCTTGATGTAGATATATCATAATCATAATTTGTTTCTAAATAACTATCTATTAAATCATTATTCCAATTACCAGAAATACGTTTTTGGAGTTGTAATTTTTCTCCGTTATAGAAGTAAAGATGACCATAATCTCCAGCTGAAACATAAGTGTAATCATCATCTAAAATAAAGGCATTTATTCCTGTTTCAATAACATCATCATCAGAAATCCAAGAGTCCGAGAAAGTATCCCATCTTAAAACTCTAGCCCTGTTTATTATTTGTGTTCCAATCAGAATATCCGTATCATAAGGCGATAATACTTGTATTCTTTCAGGTGTTCTAACATTAAGGGCGGTTTCTTGTATAAAATCGCCATCATTAGTAACCTTAGAAATAACCGTTTTATCTCCAATATATAATTCAAGATTTTGCTTTACCATTGGATGATAAGTATCATCTCCATTTCTAAATACTCCAACAGTTTCAATATTAGTAGCCCAAACACTTATTTTGTCCACTGGCACAGCAAACAACACATCTTCATTGGCGTAATAGATTTTTTCTTTTTGTTCTTCGGGCTCATAACTTGTGTCTTCATCTCCAATAACTTCGGATTGCTGGTAAGAGAACAGTGAAGCACCAAGAATTTTAGCTGTCCCAATACTAAATTTTCGTGTAGAAACTGAAATTGTGTATCTTTCAGTATCTTCGGCAATATTGTTCTGTAAAACAGTATCTTGTATATCTCCAAAATAATGAGTATTTATTTTACTTAAAAATGCACCAATTCTTAATTCTCCATTAGTTGCACCTAGTAATTCAAGATAATCCTGCCATCCATAATCATAAGTAGCTGAATATGATGTTGTTTGATGAACATTTGCAAAAACAAGAACTATCGCGTAGACGGATGTTATATTAGTTGAAAAATCTATAACAATATCATTATCACCTGTTGCTGGATTTTTATAATTATAAAAAGCAGAACTACATTTAAAACCATAAGTATTTGTCCTATTAACTATTTGAGTCATAGCTGAACCCTCTACTGTTGCTCCAACTGGTGGATTTGCTGTTGAACCTCCTCTACCTGTAATTACCACAATATCTAAATTGCTATATCCCTCTGGGATTTTAATCGTAGTGTTTAAGTATTGAGAAGCCATTGATGTTTGAGAAATTACTTTACTGGCTATTAGTGTAATATTTTCCGTGCCTGATGGTTTTAAGATGATTCCATTAGCATAGGTTTCATTCATTGTGATAGAGGATATATAATTTTTATTATCAGTATCACCTGAATAAATAGCGAGTATTCTAGTAGAACTCCTTAAAATAGATATATCTTGTGTATCTAAAGAACTATAATCATAAGAGTCTAACTCTCTAAAAATATAAGAACTATTTATTTCAAAAGTTTTAGTAAATCCTGTTGTTGAAGTTGAAGAAACAAGCACAACGTGAGTTTCGTCATTTAATAATAGGGCTGGATAATAATTGGTGCATTTAATATCTAGTGCCGATGTTTCGGTTATTTGATATGAGCCATCTATTGTAAATATTTTTATATATCCTCTTGTAATAACCATTCCTGACCAAATATAATGAGTGGCATCTAATTTAATTAAACTTTGTTCAAAATTTCCACTTGCATAATTGGTTAATGAATCAATTTCTGTAATTGCATAAGCCCCGTCTATAGAAAATGTTTTAATAATTCCAGCACTACCATTTGAGTATGCCAACATAAAATGAGTGCTATCAATTAAAACAAGTTTATTCTCTAATACTGCACTAGTATTATGATGCAATAAATAACTTGTTTGAGTAATTGCATAAGCCCCGTCAATAGTAAATATTTTAATATATCCATAATTAGAAGCACCTCCTGCGTATGCTAGGGCGTAATGAGTGGCATCTATTTGAATAAGTGAACTATAACTATCTCCTGTCACTGTTGCATCGTGTTCAAGACTAGCTATTTCAGCAATAGTAGATGGACCACTAAAAGTTTTAATAAATCCGTGTTCAGAAGCTCCACCATTATAAGCAAGCATAAAATGAGTATCATCTATTCTGCAAATTGAATTTTGTCTACCATTTGCAACATCGTGTTCTAAATTATCAATTTCTTCATATACTTCGGAAGTTGTCATTTGAAACGTTTTTAGAAATCCGTCATTATCTGTTCCAGCATAAGCTAAAGCGTATATTCCACTTGATAATTCACAAACAGAGTTTTCTATACCTTTTGAAGTATCAATACTACTTAAAATACTATTAGAAATATTGCCATAAATAGCGTCATTTTCAGCAATAGACATAGTTATGCCAGTTTCCTTGTTTTCGTCGTCCCAGACGCCATTTACGACTGAATTAGGCTCCTTGTAGTCGGTTGCTGGGACTATTGTATGCAATAAAGTGAAAGTATCGCTAGACTGTTGCCAAATTTTACCAGATTCAGAAGAAAACCATATCTTTTTTCCATCGGAAAGCTCTATGACATTTTTGCATAGTTCACTAACAGTTGTGCCTGATACTTTTGTTAGTTTTTGGTGAGAAGTAATAACGCCAGGGAAATTTCTAAAATCCACGCCGACTATTTTTTCACATTCACCTTGATAAGCGGAAAATTTACTATCCGCCATACCTTTTATTCCGTCTGGAAAAAGTGGTTTATTCATTATAGTGATAATCCATTATTTCTAATAACTTTTTTTGGTCGCATTGTTGGAGCTTCGTCTTTGTCTCGGTTTCTAAAGTATTCTTCTAAATCAGCTTCCATTTCTTTAATCTTTGTATTTACGATATTTATTCTATGAGTTAAAGGGTTTTTAGCTGTGGAATTTGAAGTTAGCCAGTCTATAGCTGGATACAGTGATATAAGTCTATGGAATTGAGAAGCAAAACCTGGCTCTGTATCCGTATCGGTAATAGTAAAATATACTGCTCCTCTTTGAAATTCTAATTCTAGTCCACCAGTAGAAGAATAATCAGCTAGGGGATAAAAAGTTAAGGACATTCCGTCTTTATCGTAATATTCTGGCGTTCCAGTTGAATTTAATAGCTCATCATCAGCATCTCGTCTATCAATAGGAGTCAATGTTTTCCATTCTCCAGTTTCTGTTTTGATTCTAACTCTGTTTATTTTAAGATGCGTAACATCTATCGTATAATTATCTTGGTTAGCTACTAAGTTTGTCACGCCAATAGGTCTATCAGAATTATTACTATCATCCCATTTCCAACGAGCATTTGATTTAAATATCTTTGAAACGACTATATCTTGGGCAAAATTAGCCGAACGGATAAAATCATCTATTGTAAAAGTTGCTGTATTAGCACCAGTCCAATAGAGTGTATCTTTATAAAGTGAGTCTTCTGTTGTTGTTGGGTTTATTTTCATAATTTTATGTTAGTTTTTTAAATGGATTTTTAACTAAATATCCCTTTTGTTCTTCTTTTAATTTAAACTTCGGATTATTTGGCTTTGGAACGATAAAAGTTTTCCTAGAAATATTTATTATTTTGCCTGAATTTGTTTTTATTTTCATAAATTATTAAATACTCACATCCCAAGATGTAATTGTATCGCTAATTGCTTGAACACTATTGTTTATTTTAAGCAATAGATATGTTCCAATTAATATTGTTGCTAATAATATAACTGCTATTGATGTAAAAACCGTGTTTGATTTCATAGTTATTCTATGTTTAATGCTTTTAATAATGGGTCTTTTAGGAATGTAAGGATAAATAATATCACAGATAATATTGATACTACTTTTACTTTCCAAACATTCAAATCCCCAACGGTCTTAGTAAGAAGTCCGACATCTTCTTCTATTTTTTTAGAGGCATATTTTCCATCAAACTTTTCAGCTAATAATTCTGGCAATTTTGCTATGTCAATTTTAATTTCACTGACATCTTTGCTTATGGTTTTAATCTCATTCATAAGTTCTTCTCTTAAATTGTTAATTTTAATGTCTTTCATAATTGCATAGGTTTGGGTTATTTTGCATAGGTTGGCGGTTGATTTATAAATGATTTTATTTTATATGATACATCGTAGTTAAACCTTGAAACATTTTATTACCAGAATTTGTCCACCCCACACCTTGCCAATTAGTAAATAAACTTAAAGTAGCATTTCCTGGGTCAAATTCTCCCATTCCAGGATTTGCTCCTACGGTTCCATTATTCATATATTTCATTTGAACTTCTTCTCTTGCTTGACTACCCTTTGTAAATGGCAAAGAAACCGTAAAAGTAGTTGCATTACTTGTTCCATATTGAGCATCACCGATACTTAGATTTAATTTTAAGTTTTTGTTTAATATTTGAAATTGAAATGTTCCACCACTAGGAACAGAACTAAATCCCCCAAATGTTGGTGTATATGTTAATAATCTAGTTTCAAATATTGGTCTTTGAATCAAATTAGCAGACGTAAATGTTGGAACTGTCCAAGTATACCCTGCTCCTGCAGACAAAGTAGCCGCGAATCTTCCAATATTTACATAATTATCTCCTGCGACTGCGTTTGTAATTGTTGAAATACCTGCATATTTTTCATTAGTAGAAGTAGCTGAAAAATCTGAATATAAATTCGCATAAGGAATACGAGAAAAACCTATTGTCACTCCATCTGTGGCATTATAACCTAAATATACAAAGTAATCTATTTCGCTTGTGGCTAATTCTGCACTACCCGCATTACACCAATTTGTGCCTGCATTTTTTGTTACAGATAAAGCACTGGTAATACTTCTTATTGTATCTCCTATTCTTATATAAACAGGATTTGTTGCACTAGGGTCATTTCCGTCCATTCCTTTGATTGCAACAGTTAGATTATTTGAAGCAACACTTGGAACTATTTTACCATTAAGTAAAAATCCGTTGGGAGCGTATAAATTATCTCCAGTAATTATATTTTTCCCCTCTATCGCCACCACCCCAGCACTTACTCTTGAGAGAGTGGTGTCAGCGTTACCAATATCTAAACTAGAAACTGAAAATGCTTGACCTGTGCTACCTGCTAAAAGAGCTTTAAGAGCTAATTGGTCGTATAAAAGTTTAGCAGAAGGATATTGTGTATCTGTTGAAGAACCTGAAATTGAGGTTACTTTATTAGCTACGTTTTCGGGGACATAAGATATGTTTCCGTTTAAATGATTCCAATTACTTGCTGTTTGTCCTGGTGTGTCTATATTTGCGATTATACTATCTCCTATTTGCACAGCTTCGCCACCAAGTGTTCCAGCGACAGATATAATCCACATATCGCCTTTCATTACAGCTCCAGCAGTCCCAGAACCTCCAGTTGTAGGATAAACATTACCAGAGGCATCATAGCCACCCCTATAATCAAGTAATCCTGCAACCATTCCGTCCACATAAGTTTTAACAGCATTTTGAGTTGGGTATAAAGTATCAGATGTTCCTAATGTAGTTGTGGTTGATTTATTTGTAAGTAATTCTCTTGCTCCTAATTGTGTTTGAATTGCACTTGTTACACCTTTTACATAGGATAATTCGGTAAGAGATGGATATGTTGAAACTGGGGCAGAAACTATGTTTTTACTTGCGTCTGTTATTAAGATTTCACTTGCTGTTAGATAACTTCCTGTGATAGATGTGGCGAAAGTTGGTGCAGTTAGTGGTGCTTTAAGTGCAAGTGCGTCATAAACAGAATTTCCGCTTGGTGCTATTGTTGTATGCCCATCTACTATACTATCTTCTATGTTTGCAGAAGTAAGATAAGTAGAATTATCATACGAAATAGTTGTTCCACTAGCTTTTACAAATCCAGTTCCATTTAATTGAGGTTGTTTACTACCAATATTACCATCAAGTTTATTTATGGCTTGAAGTATTGTGTCTGTTCCAGCGACAGTTCCTGCACCACTTGAAAAACCTGTTATTAGTTTTCCAGTAACACCTGTATCAGAGAAAGCAGAAGAATCAAGTTTTGTTCCTAGTGCTGTAAGTCCTGCTAGTCCTCCTGCTGGAACAGCTAGACCATTTTTAAGAGTTTTAGAGTTTGCTCCATCCCATTGAGGGATATAATTATCGGTATTTGTTGCTGGACCTAATACATCACCACTTCCAGCACCATCAGTTCCTTTAATAGCTAATAAATCCCAATCAGTGGCACTAATTGAAGGTTCTTCGGTAGTTGTAGTAGTTGCAATCCAAGAACTACCATTATGTTCTACCGCATCGTCTGCATTGTATGTTCCAGCACTCCAAGCACCTTGCCAAGTTAGACCTTTTTCGCCTTGAATACCCTGAATACCTTGTATTCCCTGTATTCCTTGAATACCTTGCGAACCAGTATCTCCCTTGTCACCTTTTGCTCCCGTAGCACCTGTTGCTCCTTTATAATTTTTCCAAAGTCCAGTAAAATCAGAAGCACTTGGACTAGGAATTGCGACAGTTGTATTTTTAATTGCAATATAATCTAATAAAGCATTAAATGTCATTGTAAATCCAGTTCCTGAAGCATCAGAAGCATAAGCAATATAAACATAGGCATCATCACCATTAGTTCCATTAGTTCCATCTTCTCCATTTGTTACATCATAAGTTGATGTTGTTGAATCTGTGAATGTTATTGTATAAGTATCTACTAAACCAACAGTTCCAGTTTTAATAATACTGGTAATACCATTTCCAATATCTCCTGTGTCTCCTTTTTCACCTTTTAATGAAGTTAAAGCACCTGCAAGTGTAACTGTTTGACCATTATCTTTTACAAATACTAAGTCATCTCCAACAAATGAAGCAGTTACAATAGAAGAACCTGTATCTCCATCATCGCCCTTGTCTCCTTTATCGCCTTTGTCTCCCTGAATCCCTTGCACACCTTGGATACCTTGTACCCCTTGTATGCCCTGATCGCCCTTTAAAGACGTTTTAGCCCCAATTAAAGTTATGGTTGAACTATCATCTAAAGTAAATACCATATCATTTGATACAAATGCTACTGATACTACTTTAGCACCATCATCACCCTTAATTCCTTGTGGAATAGCAAAATTAAATATAGCATCGGAAGTTGTACCCACATTTGTAACTGTTGCTGATTCGCCTGCTGGTAGTGTTGTAGTAGTTCCTGCGTCTGCTGTTGCGTTATCTCCTACGTTACCTTGTATTCCTTGGATACCTTGTGGTCCTTGTGATCCAGTATCACCCTTGTCTCCCTTATCGCCCTTTAAGTCAGATTTAGGTGCTTTATAAACAGTAAATGGACTAGTTACAGTCTGAAAAACCAGATAGTCATTATCTGTTGGCACTCCTGTATCTAATTCTCTTATTTCTATTTTATCATCCATAATTATGATTTTGTTTTATTTGCCCAAACGCTACTAGTTTTAGACTTATTTGTAAATGTAGTTGACGACTTAACTGCATTTTGAAAAGTATAATCAAACGCTACTAGTTTTAGACTTATTTGTAAATGTAGTTGACGACTTAACTGCATTTTGAAAAGTATAATCAAACGCTACTAGTTTTAGACCTGTATCAGTAATTATATATTTGTTATCGTGTGTGGATAAAAAACCTAGCAATATTTGTTTCAGTTTGTTTATCCAAGTAGTCATTATAATTCTTCGGCTAAAATAGTAATTGAAGCAGTCAATACTCCACCACCTGCTGGGGCTGTAACCGTTAATACATCATCTTCCATAACAATAAAAGGTTTCAATAGGTTAGTTGGAAAGATTGTATAACGAGCATTTGCATCGCCAGTGAGTAATACTCCGTCATATCCTGCCCCTAGTCCAGAGTCTAAATTTACCGTTACTCCTGCTTGTGTTGGAGCACCTGAATAAGAAACTAAAACTTGATGAACGAGTAATTTACGTCCGATAGGAGTGGATAGAGAATAACTTGTATCCGCTGTTCCTGTTCCATAAGTTCTTTTTAATGTTTGCATTTTAGTTTTGTCCCTATCCCTGCCCTCATTTTAAAAGAGCAGAGTAGGGACACAATTAGTTAGTAATTAAGCCCCAGCATAAGCATTGATGTAATATGTTGTTCCATCAATATCAATAGCAATTTTCTTTGAAGCACCTGCTGTTTCTGCAGTATCAGATACCATAGTGTCACAAGTATCAAACTTGATAAACTTTGAAATCTTATCTCCACCATATAGGAATATAGCCTCATCCATTGTTGCTGTTCCATTGTTGGTCATATAGAGCAACTGATGAGAGCCTGTGATCGCTGTGTTTCTGTGAGAATCTAACCAAGCAGAACAAACGTGTGAAGCAGTAATTGCACCACCTCCTTCTTCAATCAAGCCATAAAGACCTGCCATAAAGGAAGAACCTGCGACTGTTCCATCTGCACGAGCTTGTCCGTAAATTCCAATAAGTGTAGTATCTGTGGCTGTATAAGTTACATCAACTACTGCTACACCTTGTGTGCTACGAATAGTAGCTGTACCTGTTTTAGTTAAGTGGGTTTCATTATCAAAACCTTGAAATAGTCCTGATGTTCCACCTACATTAAAACGAGCTTGTAAAGCATAACTATTTGTTCCACCGCCAGTTGGGCGATAGTCTATTTTTGTATAACCTGAAATTCGGTTATAACTTGTTTTTGCTGAATTACCAGCGAATAAAGCATTGTCTTCGGTAATGATTTCAATACCATTTACGAGCAATGCTGGTTCTGTGTTTGTGTTTATTGCTAAACCTCTATTTAAAGTTTTCAATTTATTTGTCTCCTTTCGGAGAGGATTAATTTATAATCTCTTACCATTAGAGCTGGGTAAAAGATTAGAATTTTCTAGTCCTTAACCCAACCCTAAGGTTGAGTGTATTATTTTGTAATACTATTTCCAAGCGGAAGCATCCACGTTCACTTTAACGGATACTCTCGCACCATCATCAAACATTTTTACTCCACGTCCAACCATAGATTTTACTAGTTTAGCAAAACCTTTTTCCTTATCAGTAACATCAATAGATTGAATTTGTAGAACAAGGTCAATCATACCTTTATTACCCATAATTGATAGTTGTTTTTGTGCAGACCAAACATTTGCTGCATTAGTTAACCCTTCTGAAACAACAATATCTCCGAAACCAGCAAATGCCATAGCTTCTGCTGATGTACAAGTGATACTTCTTTTTTCATTAAGAGTAAAACGATTATGTGCGGCAACTGAACCAGTAGCTTCTGCCCAAGTTACATTTACTACTCCTGAAGTTGTGTCTCCTTCTATTGCACTCTTAAGGTTTGCACGAGCGGCTGCTACGTTTATACCATTAAGAACTGCAACATATGAAGTTGAAGCAACATCTACAAGAGCTGTAACGAATTGGAAGGTAACCCCTGCAATAGTTACAGTATCAAGAGCTGTTGGCTGTGTTCCAATTGTCAATGTAGCACTCCAAGGCAAGTTATTACTTTGAATAATCTTATAACCATTCCAATCACCGATTTCACCATTTGCCATTACTGAATCACCAAGAGCTGTTTCTCTTTGCTGTTTTAACTTTCTCATTGTTGAGATAGTGTGGGGACCAAAAACAGCAATACGATTTTCAAAAGGAGCATCTACTGAACCAAGTTTAGTATCAGCTTCTTCAAAAACATCAAGGATGTTTGTCGTATCAATTAAGAGATTACTTGTGCCATCAGAATCTAAAATGCTATTTAAAGCATTAGTAATCTGAGACATTACAGATTGTTCAATCTTGTTGTTATGAACTTTCATCTGATCACTTGCTGACCTTTCTGTAAGAGGATATTTAGTCTGATTTGCATCAGTAATATCTATCTCATCGGCTGCATAACTGAAAGTATCAACTTCAAGAGTTTGCTTTGAAGCAGTTTTGCGATTGAAAGTTATGTCGGTATAAGGTGTATAAGTGCCAGAATGTGGCAATGAAATGATAGGGCGGTGTGCCTTTCTTCCATCTTCAGAGATTAAGCCCTCTAATTGGCTGTCGGAGAGCATGGCAATGGCAGTGTTCTCAACGAACAAAGTCTTTTGCATATCTCCCCAAAATTCTAATTTTGCATCATCCATAATAAGGTTTAAATTAACTAATAATTCGTATACAACCTTACTATGTAAAAATATTTAAGTATAACTAAGATTTCTTACGAGCTTCTTTTGCTTCATCCCAAGCTTTTCTTCCCTCTTTTGTTGAGAGATTAAAATCAGTAGGATTAAGCGGTTTTGTCTTATCAAATACTATTGTTGCACCTTTATTTTTACGAGTAATAGTTGCTTTGTCAAGATTTTTTTCAGCGTCCTCTTTTGATTTAAGAAAAGTTATATAAGGGTCAGATTGAGCTTTACGAATTGATATATTTTTAAGTTTAGCAAGACTTTTTACTTCTTCCTTTAACTCATCGGATAAATCTAATTCTTCAAGGTCTCTCTGTGCTAATCTATTTTCCACTGCTTCTTCTGCTTTTTTAAGCAGTTCGTCAGGGTCAAGTTTAGTATCCTTTTTTTCTGATTTTTTTTCAGAACCAATAGCTTTTTCACGCCAAGTTCGCTTCTGATTAACAACCTTTCCAAAAGATTTCTTTTGAGCAAGAGTATCTTTTGTTAAATTATCAATCAAATCTGACTGTTCACTCTCATCTAATCCATATTTCTCAATTATTGAGCTACGGATTTCTTCCTCTTTAGAATCAACTAGTGCTTCTTCTTCAAGTGCTAATTCTTCTGCAGAGGGAACTTTGGTTTCATCGTCCATATATTTTTGCCCTTAGGGCGTTAATTTTGAGCTTATAGGCTCTTAATAATAAAAGCGGATATTGTAGTATCCGCTTCGTCCTTATAACCCTTGCGAGGAATAAGGACAAAGCACATACAGCAATATGTGTCGCAAGGGTTAAACTAACTATTTATTATTTAATGTTCAATCCTTTCTTTTTTGCAAATTCTTCCGCTAACTTTTTATACTCTTTTCCGTGTATTTCAAGAGTATATGTTCGGACTATTTTGTTTCCTCTACCAATAACGGCAACAATACCATTATCAGTTTTTTCTTCTAAAGATTTTTCTACTTCTTCAACAATTATTTTGTTTTCAATAATAGAAGAAACATCCACATCTTCTTTTGAAGTAGTTTCTGGTGTTGAAATTTTTTCTTTTTTTATTCTAGGCATAATAGTTTTTTATTATTTATAATTTGATTATAGTTTATACCTAACTTAAATGCAAGTCAAGTGTTTATAACCCGACCTTTCTTGTTTGTGTTTTTTTGTATTCATTTCGGCGGTGTAAAATTTCTACAAATTGTTTTTTATCTTTATCAGGGTCAGTTCCAGTATCTACTATTGAAACTAATCCATAACGAGTCGCATCCATAAAATCCGAGAGATAATGGTTTGGTTCTCCTTTAGGATTTCCATCTTTATCTTCTGCCCAAGCATAATTTTCATAAGCTTTCCATAGATTAATACTTCTTTTTGTTACAGATATTCTTAAGGCCGAGACTACTTTTATTCCATAAGTCACTGAACCTTTTTCTTTTGGCACTCCAATTATATCAACTCCATAATTTTTTATTTCATCAATGCTTTTAGGTTCTGCACTATCAGCAACAGTCAAAGCTTTTTGTGTATCATTTATAATTGTATCTGCAATAGTTCTATTTTTTATTTCTGTTCCAAAAGCTAACTCATCTAAAATATATCCTCCATTGTAATAATAAATATTTACTAAAGCCATTGGGTCAGGAAACCAGCCAAAGTCTAATCCTCTTTTTATCAGTCTAGCTTCAAAAGGTAATTCATCAATCATTTTCCAACCAGTATATATTTTACCTCTAACTACTTCAGGCACGAGTCCTTTTATTTTCTGATAATAATAAGACGGATTTGTTTGTTCGTATTCTTTATATTTTTGAATACTATGATTATCTAAATTTGCAAGATTATCTAAGAATGAAGTGTTTATAAATAAAACATCTTTAACATCTTTTTTAAGTGTAGGTAAATAAAAACCTTTTTCTACTTCTTCTAAATCAAACCATTTCTGAATTATCCAGTGTGATTTTGCTGGAGGATTAAGAGTAAGAATAATAGTGATATTACCCTTTACGGTTCTCATAGTATCATCAAGTGTTCTAAATTCTTCTTCGCCTATTTCTTCGGCTTCTTCTATCCATACTACGTTATATGAAGCAAGAGATTTTAATTTAGCTGACTGCGAAGATGATGAAGCTCTAAAACCGTGAGCTTGAATACTATTTTTAAGATAACTAATATGCATATCGTTATCTGTAATATGTAAATTGTTTCTTATTTCTTGCTCATCTACCCGGTCAGTTATTTCTTTCCAAGATGAATGTCTAATATCGCTATGTATGCCTCGCATAATGGCACAACGCATATATTCTGGTGCTACTAAACGAGATATTAAATATTGAGATGCAACAGTTGAACGTCCAGCTCCACGACCTCCTAGTAATATAATATATCGGATATTACTATTTGACGTAAAAACTTCTTTATATTTAGAATTTACTAATTGTTGCATTATTCTTCATCCTTTGAGAAATCTTTAATTATAATAGTGTTTGATTGAATAGGTTTATCATCTGAAGTTACATCTGATTTTTCTCTCATACCGTGATTAGAAGAAAGAATTAGTTTTGCAATAGTAGAATTATAATCACCAGAAAGTCCATTACCAATCAATCTTTCTTTTTGCACCTTGACAATTTTGTCTAAAGACTGCGAAAAATCTTCATATTTTTCCTTCCAATCATAAATACATCTATTGGGAACATCTATAAAAAGAGAAAATCCTTCTATTGTAGGAAGTTTAACTACTATCTTAGTTTCATAACCAGTTGAATGTTCTCCTTCATATTTTACTACTTGCTTTTCTCCATCTTGGCAAATATCTAAATACTCATCAACCTTTTTGATATATTCTTTCTTGTATTTTGTTGGTCTTCCTCTTTTTATAGTTATTTTTTCTTCGTTAGTTTCCATATTCCTACATATAATTACTCTATCTTAATTATATGCAGTGATATAAACACTATTTCTTTTTACCTTTCTTTGTTTTACAAGCCATAAAATTATTTGAAACGTTTAACTAATTGATATACAGCTATTACCTTTCTATCTTTCTCTAAGGGTAATGAGTATCTTTTTTGACCTTTGTTTATATCCGCGACAGCAAGTAAACCATTACTTATACTTTTTTTAGGAACTTCTTTTAATGTAAAGTTATTTTTCTTAATAATTCTTTTTTTGGTCATAATTTTAATTATCTTCTTTAATAAATATTGCTTTATACCTTCCGACCTTTATTGTATCACCACTGGTTGGCTCTTGTTTAAAGATTATAACACCATATTTAGCGAATATAATAGACCAGATAGCTTTTAATTTTGATATAAACATTTTCATTATCTTTTCTTCATATGCTTAAACATTTCTACTTCTTTCTCACGTCTTTTAATTCCCTCTAGTGTTTTAGCAGTTCCTAAATTACGACCAGTTGTTTTGCTTACTAATTTATAACCTGATTTTATTTTTTTAATCATAAAATTATTTTTTAATCTTTCTCCAAACGGCTTTCATTCCCATAACTTCCATTGAGTCTCCTTGTTTTGGGGCTGTATCGGCATCAAATAGGATAAAAGCATAGTTTCCAGCCTTTTCACATATCTTTCTTAGTTTAGAGGCTAGTTTTTGTCTTTTTAGTTCCTTTTTCTTTATTTCCACTAAATTATCTATCTGTTTTACTACAATAGGGTTTAATTGATATGGGCTTTTGATTTCTTTTTTAGAGACCATATTTTTTAGAGTTATCTTTTAATGATTGCTTTTCTTTTTCTGGCCCGGCTAATTTAAAGATTTGTTTGAGTATAACGATAGCTTTTTGTTTTGCCATTACTTCTACGGCTATCATATCTTTATTTTCTGTCTTTATGTTTGTAACTGTATCTAAAGCCAAGATATTAGACTCTATATGTTTTCTTAAGAGTTCCCCTGTTTTTCCACTATATAAAGTTTTAATATCTATTTGCATTATTCAGTAATGATTATTGATAACGATTCCATTTGTCTAACTGTGATATCTTCGGGAACTATAGCTAACGGAAGTGTTTTTAAGTCCATTTCAATTTCTTCTTTAACTAAGTCATTGACTTCTTTGATTTGGGCTTCTCTTTCGTCTATGGCTTCTTTGTGTTTTTCTTGTAATTCTTTTAGAGCTTTTTCAAAAGTTTCTTTGTCTTTGATTTGGTAGTTTTCATCTTTAATAACTGGTTTTCCGTCTTTTTCTTTTAAAGCATATTTTTCGTTTAATTCTACACGTTCCTTATCGTATTCTTTGTAATTATCTTTCATTTTACCAGCTTCTTGAATAGCGACTAATTCTGGTTTAATTACTTCTTTATTCTTTGCTATGATATAAGCAAATTTAACACCTTTTAAATTACCTAATTGTGATAATGTTTGATATAAGTTTAAAAATTCCTCTCTTGTTTTTTTTATTTGCATAATTTATTTTAATTTAATACTAACATTTATAATAATCCGACCATTTTTGTTTTATTTTTAATAAAATCTCTACGTCTATTTTTTAGTTTCCTTTCCTCTATCCTTTGTGGGTCTGTCAAGTCTTCAAACATTTCAGCCATTTCTTTTTTATTTTGAAGTTTTCCAGAAAGTAATATGTCATCATTTTCAGCGTTTATTATTTCCATTTCTAGTTTTTCCTTTAATTCTTGGGTCATACTTGTAGTTTTTTATTTTTAGTAAAATGTTTATTAAGATATGATGGAGTTTCTTTATGACAATTTTCACATAATGTTCTACCATTCTTTATATCCCATA